TGCAGCTCTAATACCTGGATGATATTTAATAATCTATTTTCCATTTGCACTCTCCTTAAATTGCGAAGCCAGGCAAAAGCCTGGCCCCTATTGAATACTAGCCCTAAGGCTAGTATGGCTCGATAATAATCACTATAATCATGTGACCTCCCTTGTGAACGTTTGTTAATATTCCTAGTTTGTTCACATATGTATACTTTTGGTTGGTCTTTAATCATAATTCATAGTCCCTCCTTTTTCAGCTTCATCTCTGTAGGCCTTGCATGACCTCACCTACAACCTTTTCACGACAAATCATGTCCTACATAATAACGCTACTTCAGTACTAAATTTTAGACCCTCATCCATTTGGACATACCTTCTAAAACCCATGCCTTACAACTTTGCGATTGTTGTTCAGCCAAGAGAACAATAAGTTGATCGACCTATTGTTTAAAGCTAAACAAGGTATAGGATAATTCCCATACCTTGTCAACACTTTATTTAAATTAATTTGGATCGTAAATTACTGATCCGTTTTTTTCCATTTCCTTTTCAAAGCACTCATCACATTGACCGAATGCGATTGTGTCCTTCTCTTCTTTGCAAGTGTTACACTTGCCATATTCAGTAGGTGCATTTTCCATTTTAATTATCCTTTTTTACCCAATCTAAATCTTTAATAGAGTTATTAAATTCAGATCTTGATTTAATCATGTGTTTCATCACTTGATTGGTTATTTTTAGATTAAAAAGTTTTCTTAGCCCTCTTCTTATATCTTTATCTTTTAATCCTCCACCCTCTAAGGCTAAAGCATAGCCAAGAGGGTTCTTTTTAAAATATGCTACCATTTGTTGTGGCACATAATATATTTTTTCTCCGATATATTTAAACTCCATCGTATTCTCCTTATTAAAATAAATGAGCCACTTGTATTAATACAAGTGACCCAAGAATAAAAACAAATGCTACTCTTAGCATTAGTCTAACAGTATCATGTAGGCGTTAGCGTTAAATTTTTGAAACCACATTAAACCCCTCTCGACTTCATCATATTTTTGAGTCATCTCACAACCTTTGATAGTATCATAGATTGAAAGTTCAAGGGCGTTTAGTCTTGCCGTCTCTCCACTATATGGATTTTTAACAATTGCGCCGTTGTCGTATAACATAATAGCCCCCTTAAAAGGGGGCTTGTCTTTTACTAGTTTAATTCTCATTAGTTACGCTCCAATCTCCATGATCAACAGCCATTTCATAATTATATTCGTTGATCATTTCTTGAATGATTTCGTCTACTTCGTCACGTTCGTAACCTTGACTAAGTAATAAAGCTCGTTGCTCCTCATACCATTCATTTTCGTTAGCCTCTTTATATTCTAAGGCTATATCTTTCATTTTACCCATTGCACCCCCCTTATTTTAAGGCTTGTTAAAGTATTAAGGTTTATTGATCTCCAAGACTTTTTAGCGTCTTTGGTTTTTCTTAATACTGTCATATCAATCACCTCTAATAGATGATCTCTATTCCCTTTTAATTCTCCACCATTGAAAAACTTTTCATTAGTGGGTAGTTTACCAAGTATCGTCCTAGATTTATTATCAGCCTTGATAAAGGTAGCCGAAAATAAACTATTTCCAATACTAAGTTTTACATTCTTTTTATTCATGTTTAACCTTTCGTTTAACATAATTATCTTATATTATCTTATAAAATATAAGTCAAGATAAAATAGTAAAATTACTATATTATCTTATATAAGTAGACGGCTAGAAATGGGGAATATTCCAAACTAATTTAAATTAATTTACTTAGTTGTGGATAACCTGTGGATAACTCCAGATGGGGCGCATGGGGTCTTGGTTCTTGGTTCTAGTCTTCGAGGGGTCCCAATTCTTGCATTTTGCCCTTTTGCCTTTTCGAAAAGGGGGCAACCCCTAAATAAGAACGTAGTACAATATAGTTGTTATATATATAAACTTTTGTACATACGAACTATATGGTATAAAGTTTTGATGGCAGAAGTAGAACAGTTCAAGCGCATTGTTAATTATGATAATATGAATCCTGCAGAGTTAGAAACTCTGAAGAAAAAATTATTATTAAGACAGAAAACATTTCAATTAAAGAACCTAGCTCAACAAAATTTTTTAAAATTTGTGAAACAAGTTTGGCCAGAGTTTGTAGAGGGGCCCCATCACATAAAAATTGCAGAAAAGTTTCAAGCATTGGCCGAGGGCCGTATAAAACGATTAATTGTAAATATGCCACCCAGACATACCAAATCAGAATTTGCCTCTTTTTTATTTCCTGCATGGATGATGGGCCGGGATCCACGGCTCAAGATTATTCAGACTACACACACAGCAGAGTTATCTTATCGTTTCGGTCGTAAGGTTCGTAACTTAATGGAGGAGAATACCTTTCAAGATATTTTTGATGAAATAAAATTATCGCAAGATTCAAAAGCTGCAGGAAGGTGGGAGACGAATAAGGGGGGAGAGTATTTCGCTGCAGGTGTTGGTGGAGCCATCACAGGTAGGGGTGCAGATTTATTAATTATTGATGATCCACATTCCGAGCAAGATGCTTTATCAGAAACGGCGATGGATTCAGCTTATGAGTGGTACACCTCTGGACCAAGACAACGTTTGCAACCAGGTGGTAAGATTGTTATTGTTATGACACGTTGGTCGACAAAAGATTTGACAGGTCAATTAATGAAGACCCAAGGTGATGTAAAAGCAGATCAGTGGGACGTGATTGAGTTTCCTGCCATCTTGGAGAATAAACCAATATGGCCACAGTATTGGAAGATAGAAGAGTTAGAGTCGGTTAAAGCATCATTGTCCGTGTCTAAATGGAATGCACAGTGGCAACAGAATCCTACTTCCGAAGAAGGTTCCATTATCAAAAGAGAGTGGTGGAAGATTTGGGAAAAGAGGGAGCTCCCTAAAATCAACCATATCATACAAAGTTATGACACAGCGTTCAGTAAAAAAGAAACAGCCGATTATTCAGCGATTACAACGTGGGGTGTATTTTTATATAATGATATAACACCCAATGTAATTCTATTAGATATGAAAAAAGGGAGGTGGGACTTCCCGGATTTAAAACGTATTGCCATGGAAGAATATAATTACTGGGAGCCAGAGACAATTATCATCGAGCAGAAGGCGAGTGGTACACCGCTCACGCATGAGCTGCGCCGTGTAGGAATTCCTGTCGTCAACTTTACACCGAGCAAAGGAAATGATAAGCATGTACGTGTTAACTCTGTTTCACCACTATTTGAAGCAGGGCAAGTATGGGCACCAAAAGAGAAATGGGCAGAAGAATTGATTGAAGAATGCGCAGCTTTCCCTTATGGTGATCATGACGATTTGGTTGATAGCATGACACAAGCGTTAATGCGTTATCGTCAAGTCGGATTAGCCGTGCATCCAGAAGATTATGAGGATCCACCGATGTTACAGCAGTTACCTTCGCAGAGGGATTATTACTAATGAGTTTCAAAAAAGGATTCACGGTCAAAGAACCTAAAAAGAAGAAGACTAAGAAACAAAAGACGGAAGCGTCTTTTAAGAATCCTAAAGCAAGTTATTATAAATTCGTGCAACCTAAAGGATTTTCTGCTATGTTGCAAAAAAAACAAAAGAAAACTTTAATTACGTGAGGAGATAATGGGAAAATTTGAAAGTGATAAGACTTATACACCTAAAGGATTAGGTTATACTAATAAAATAGGAGCGGCTAGAAAACTAGCAAACAAGAAATATCCAGGTGAACCTTCTATGGCAAGTGATTATACAAAACAGATTATGGACGATATGTCATTTAAAGAAATAGAATTAGAGTTAGGAGTGAGAATGAAAGCTAAAGGTGGAGCTATTAAAAAGTTTGCATCAGGCGGTGCAGCTACTAGAGGATATGGTAAGGTAATTAAGTAATGGCAGTAGAAAAACCAATTGTTGCAGGTGAAGCTATAATAGAAAATGAATCACCTCTTGATGTTTCATTAGTCGAGGATATTGGGGCAGAAATCACGCCTACAGAAGACGGTGGGGCAATTGTTGGAAACGTTGAAGAAGAAATTGCTGTTGACTTTTCATCAAACTTAGCAGAATCTATAGATGATGACGAGCTCAACAATCTATCAAGTGAGTTAAGACAACAATATGAAGATGATAAAGAGTCACGTTCGGATTGGATCGACTCGTACACAAAAGGTTTAGACCTCTTAGGGTTTAAATACAATGAACGCTCTCAACCCTTTCAAGGTGCAAGTGGGGTTACACATCCCCTCTTGGCTGAGAGTGTTACGCAGTTTCAAGCACAAGCCTATAAAGAATTGTTACCAGCAGGTGGTCCTGTAAAATGTAATATCGTTGGTGATGTTAACGCAGAAGTAGAAGCACAATCACAACGAGTTAAAGATTATATGAATTATATGATCACGGATCAAATGGAAGACTACGATCCTGACATGGATCAAATGTTATTTTATTTACCACTAGCAGGTTCAAGTTTTAAAAAA